TGGAAAGGTAAAGGATTAAATGAAATAGGTTATGATGATAATACAGGTAAAGAATTAATATTTGTATCAAATAAGTATTTTAGACCAGCTGAAGTAGATGAATTATTAGGAAATTCTACAAAATCAAGAAATGAGTTCGGTTGGACACCCAAGTATAGTTTTGATGATTTAGTAAAGGAAATGGTTGAATATGATTGTTTATAAAAAAAATTGAAAAATAAAGTTTATACTATTCTCTTTATAATTATTAAATAACCCAAATATCAAAACAAAACAAAACAAAACAAATCAATAAAACAAACCGTAAAGGTCATCAAAGTTGAAAAACAAATCAATAAAACAACAATTTGTAAGGAAAGGTCATCAAAGTTGAAAAATGAATCAATTGGCTGTGTATAGACAAGAACCACCTAGAAATCGAATTCAGATTGTAGATTTTTCGAGATTTTTATTATCATTATTGTTTTTAATAACAGTTTGGTTGTTATACTCATTGTTTGACGAATATTGTTTATTCGACAATGATGAGCTAAGAAAAGTGTACATTTACTCAATTACATCAAGAATGTTGTATTCATTATTGTTTACAATATTACTTGCTGTAATTTCTGTATTTGACAATAAAATACCTGCATTGATTTTGAATATGCTATTTCTTTTCATTTTTCCTTTAAAAGTAAATATCAAATCTATCTGGATTGATATTTATTCATACTTAAAAGGTGATGATTTAAATGTAGATTTTTTCAATTATTACTACAAAGAATTAATAGTAATTGTAGTATTTTTGGCGATGATTAATTCGATCATCTTCAATGCGAAGAAAAATTTCTATGCATATTAGGCATATTTTATTTTTTATTCTGTTAAGGAAAAAAGTAGACTTAAACTATGTCTACTAAAACTAATTTAAATTGGAAAAAAAAATGTAGAAAAAAAATAAAAAATAAACAGAATATGATTTGCATTAAAATAAATGCATAAATCCAAAAATAAATTTTTATTTTTGAATTCTATTGATATCTTCTCACTAAAGTACAAGTATTTTTTAATCACATCGTAGAAAAAAAAATTGAAAAATAAAGTTCTTACTATTTCCTTTAGATTTGTCAGGTAACCCAAATATAAAACAAAACAAAACAAATCAATAAAACAACAAACCGTAAAGGTTATTTAGACAATTATGCATACAGGAACCGACGAATTAGCAGAAGCTATTAAAGCTTCACTAAAATCATATCAAGAAGAAAATCGAAGAAATAGACAAAATATTTTGAACGCACTACAATCTGGAGTAAATCAACGATATAGACAAATTCATTCGAATCCATCACAATCTAGAATTAATGAAAGAAGAAATCGACAATCTAATGCTACATTCAGTGATGCTTTTAGCTTTTTAAAGTTTATCTTTTTCTTCTTTTTAGATATCTATTTGCTGAAGTATTATATTTCAGTAAATGGATACTCTATTAAGTTGTATTGGATTATTGCTGTATCATTTTTACATATAGCAAGTTGTTTCGCAGACAAATTATGGGTATTTTTGTCCTTCTTTGTGTACATTTATCTAATTGTACACAATTTATATGATTTAGATATATTCACTTGCATAAGTGATCTTGATAATAATCGGTACGATATTCCAAGTTTGTTTGAAATTTGGGATATGGTAGTAAACTTTTATAAAGTTTTACTAAATAGCAAATATATATTTTAAAGTAGACAAAAAAAATTTATAAAAAATAATTGTTAGTCTACTTAAAGTTTACAAAAAAATATATTTAAAGTAGACAAAAAAAATTTATAAAAAATAATTGTTAGTCTACTTAAAGTTTACAAAAAAATATATTTAAAGTAGACAAAAAAAATTTATAAAAAATAAAAAAATATTTGTAAGTCTACTTAAAGTTATTTCTTTATTTTAGAAATAACCAAAAAATAAATTTTTATTTTTTGGTTTTATTAAAACTTATAGCCTACAACTTTGAAGATTATCTTTAAACCATATAACACTTTCTCTAATACCATCTTCAAATTTTTTAAATTTATATTCATATAAATTTATTAATTTTCTATTATCTGCAGTTTTTTTATATTGTCCATCTGAATAATTACTATCAAATTCAATCATATTTTCATAATCATATGATTTTGCGATTTGTCTTGCTACATATTCTATACTCACTTCATCCTTTTCACTCACCGATAAAATAATAGGATCTTTTTCTTTATAATTCTCTAAAATCCACATTATTAGTTTAGCTAAATCTTCCGAATATATAAATTGTCTAAGAGGCTTTCCTGTACCCTTTACAATAAATTTCTCTCCTTTTTGCTTACATAAATAACATTTATGTATTAAAGCTGGAATAACATGACCATCTTCTAAAGAATAATTATCATTCTTTCCATAAATATTTGTAGGTATTACACAAATAAAATTATCTCCATATTGTTCTTGGTATGCTCTACTATGAATTTCTAACATTCTTTTAGCATAAGCATATGCATCATTAGAATTATGTGGTGGGCCATTATGTAGCATACTTTCATTAATTGGGTAAGTTGTATTATCTGGGAAAATGCAGGTAGACAAGCAACTAATGACTTTTTTTATTTTAAGTTCGTGGCATACTTTTAGTACATTACAGTTAATTAATAAATTTTTTTCTAGCATATCGACTTTATAATTTATATTTTTATATAATCCTCCCACAAAAGCTGCTAAGTGAATTACAAAATCTGGATTACATTGCTTAAAGTAATCGAATGTTTGTGTATAATTAGTCAAATTGCAATCTTTGGATGACATAAAAATGAAGTCGTAATCATAATTATTTTTAATAGATTCTATTGCATAGCCTACTAAACCGGAACCTCCTGTAATTAAAATTTTCATATATATATATTAATTATTTTTAATAAAATTGAATGAATCTTTACAAATATCATTAATATCGTATTCACATTTCCAATTTAACATTGTGTAGGCTTTATTACAATTACAATATATTTTAGGATTATCTCCTTCACGTTTTTCTTTAAATTTGAATGGTAATTTAATTTTATTAATTTTTATAAAGGTTGTAACTAACTTTAATACACTAATAGGTTTACCTGTGCCTATATTAAATGTTTCATAATTTTCAAATTTACCTATTTTATTACACGATTTAACATGTGCTTTAGCTAAATCAACTACATGAATAAAATCTCTTTCACAAGTGCCATCATCTGTTTTATAATCATTTCCGTATATATTTAATTCGTTAAATACATTGTCTAAATTATTTTTAAGATTATTTTTTTTAGCTACTTTTAAAATGAAGGGCATTAAATTATTTGGGATATCATTAGGATCTTCACCTATCAATCCACTTTTATGTGATCCAACAGGATTAAAATATCTAAGTGATATTACATGAAAATCTTTATTTGATTTACAAAAGTCTTGTAAAATAATTTCAGAAAAGTATTTTGTTTTTCCATAAGGACTAGTAATATCATTTCCTATAATTGAAGTTTCAGAAAGAGGAGATTCAGAAGACCCATATATTGTAGCTGATGAAGAAAATATAATTTTATTTACATTAAACTCTTTACATTTATTTAATAAAGCAAGTAATCCATTAACATTATTATTATAATATTGCAAAGGTTTTTTAATTGATTCTGTTACTGATTTATATGCTGCAAAGTGAATAACAATATTAATATTATTAAAAACTTTATTTAAATCATCATTATTTAATATATCACCTTCATAAAAAGTAATTTTATTTTTATCACATAATTTAAAAATATTTTCTAATACAGAAATTTTAGAATTTGATAAATTATCAATAATAACTACATTATAATTAGAATTTACTAATTCTACAATTGTATGTGAACCTATAAATCCTAATCCTCCTGTTAATAATACATTCATATATTAATTAATTATTATTATTATTTTCTGGATTAAATAATTATATTAATTATTATATGATATTAATTCCATTAGGCGGTCTTGGAGTAAGATTTAAAAATGAAGGTTATAAAAAACCAAAACCTTTAATTCGAGCAAATGGTAAATCAATTATATTTTGGCTATTAGATAATTTAAATATTAAAAACGAATTAATTTACATACCTTACAATATTGAATTACAAAAATATGATTTTGAAAAATTATTAAAACAAAAATATCCTAAATTTAATTTCAAGTTTTTAGTTATTGAAAAATCTAATGATGTTAAAGAAACATTGTTATTATCATTATCTGAACTAAATATAGATGACGAACCTATTTTATGTCTTGATGGTGATAATTTTTATCATCAAATCGATATTATTAAATTATGGGATAATAAAAACAGAGTTTTTTCTTTCTATGATGACTCAGATAAAGAAATCTATTCTTACATAAAAACTAAAAATAATAAAATTACAGATATAAAAGAAAAACAAAAAATATCAAATTACGCATCAACTGGAGCTTATGGTTTTTCATCTTGGAAATTATTATTTTATTATCTCAAACTAAACTACACCCAAAATGAAGTTTATATATCAATGATAATAAAATTAATGATTTGTAATAATATAATTTTTGATTACAAGCTAATTAGTAAAGATAATTACTTTTGTTTAGGAACCCCATTTCATTTAAAGTACTTTGATTTAACTAGTAATGATAAAATTAATTATTATGTAAATTATAAAATTCAAAATAATGAATTAGTTAAACAAATTAAAAATAATGGATCTAAGATAATATTGGTTTTAAAAGAACAAACTATTATTGATGGAAATATTTATGATGAAATAATTATTACTGATAAAGATTATTTTCTTGAGGATGATTTAGAAAAAGAAACAGGATATTATAATAAATTTTTGAAAGAGCGAAGTTTCAATAAAATAGAAATTAATGGGGATATAGTTAGGAAAGAATCGTATGATTTATCAGGTGAAATTTATTATTATAAGAATATTCCTAGCGAGTATAAGAATTATTTTCCAGATTTGCTAAATTATGATATTAATAATAAATGGTATGAGATAAAAAAAGTTAATGGTATTAATGTAAGTGATTTATATACGAATGAGTTATTAACTGAGGATAATTTTAAAAGAATATTAAATATTTTAAATACGTTTCATAAAAAAATTGGTTCAGAAAAATTAGATTTAAATGATAATTATTTGAGAAAATTAGAATACAGATTTCAAAATTATAATTATAGTATTTTTAGTAGTTATAAAATTGTTTATGATAAGTTAAAGAGTAAATTTAGTAATTATACAAATGATAGTGTTTTAATTCACGGTGATCCAGTTTTTACAAATATTCTTTTAGAAAATGATAATTATAAATTTATTGATATGAGAGGTAGTGTTGGGGATAAATTAACAATATA